ACACTTAAGTGATTGATTTTCAATGACTTACAGCAGTTCAAACAATGTAAACAATACTTTCTATAAAACACTTGAGTGAGAAAAAAGTAGACTTTTAGGGGGCCCTGGGGCCCCTGTCCCCCTTTTACTTTGGGGTGTATGGGAAATTATCGTTTATTCGTTTGAGAGGCCAAAAATTGACCCCTAAGTCATTGAAAATCAATCACTTAAGTGTAAACGATACATTGTTTGTGAACGTTTACGACTAGACATGAATATTTGTGAACGACATTTTTCCTTACTTTTTCATGAAAAAATAAGGAAAACGCGTATATTTGCAGCATCTAACTTATACGATTATGGCTACAGACATCAGAGACATTTTGCCAGATCATTTTGATGAAGAGTTCGACCTGGCTCCAGACTATTGTGCAGAAGAAGATTATGAGTCCACTATAAAAAGCGAGCAAGACGCATCAGACGCTCACGAGCACATTAAAACGGCTATTAGAAAACACTCGCTTACACGGCAGAATGCAAATGTAAGCGATGAAGAAAACATGATAAGAACAAGAAACAGGCAAGAGCTAGAATACTTAAGAGATGAAGCTGGCCCTGAAGCCATCAGCTTCTTATCACGTGAAAATTCAGACATATCCCCGTACGCGGGTACTACGCAGACAGACGTGGTAAAAATGCTAACGGGCCTGGGTATAAACGCAAACATCTATCTAACCAGGTCTGACACATACAATTTATTGAGTTGTCTGTTGACATGTAACGAAACACAGCTACAGGCTATTTACAACAATCCAAAGACACCGCTGGCTATTAAGACAGTAGTGCTACGATTGATACAAGATGCTGGGACAGGTGACATTTCTACCATTGAGCGTTTATGGGACAGAATCTTCGGAAAAGCTATGACAGCGGCTTCATTAGAGTTGCCACAATCTCCTGTTCAAGGCGGCATAATTCCTAAAACAGTAGTTTCACGTGAGGCTTATACAATCATAAGAGACACAATCATTGGGTAATATGAAAAAGAGTCCTTCATTGCAGCAACTGCAAAATGAGCTGCGCTCAAAGTATACTCCTGAAAAAATTTCTCCAGAAGAGCTGCTAAGAATAGAGCTGTTGTCTTCACAAGAGAAATTTACGCGTGCTATGTTCAAATCACAGTACAAGAGGCCATTTATTATGAACGAGCACTTTGATGAAATCTTCAGAGTCTTACAAGATGTAGTTGATGGAAAGTGTAACAGACTTCTGATAAACATGCCGCCGCGTTATGGTAAAACGGAAGTTGCTATAAAAAGCTTCGTTGCATGGGGATTTGCTCTGAATCCAAGGTGTAAGTTCTTACACCTGTCGTATTCTGACCTTTTGGTTAAAGACAACTCTGAGACTATACGCTTGACTATGCAGGAGCCTCTGTATAGAACTCTGTTTCCAGAATCTGCTCTTGAAAAAGACAAGAGCTCGACTACGAGATGGAAGACCAAAGCCGGAGGAGAGTTTTATGCAGTGTCTACACAGGGACAGGTAACAGGATTTGGTGCTGGCCATGTTGATGACGCAGACGCTACTGATGTAGACAGTATGTTCGATGACTATTCAGACGTTACGTCTGACAGCGATCTGAACGACTTATTAGGACTGATGGACGCGAAACATAACATCTTCAACGGCGCGATTCTTATTGACGACCCTATTAAACCAGAAGACGCTGAGTCCGATATCATCAGAGAGCGTATCAACAACCGATTCGATACAACCATACGCAACCGTGTGAACTCTCGCAAAACACCGATTATCATCATAATGCAGAGGCTACATGAGGACGACTTATGTGGAAGACTGCTAGCTAATGAAGAGGACGACTGGGCTGTGCTCACGCTCTCAGCCATACAGACAGATATGATAACAGGTGAAGACTATCCACTTTGGGATAAGAAGCACACATTAGAAGAGCTGTATAAGATGAGAGAGCGTATGCCGATTGTATTTGAGACACAGTACATGCAAGACCCAAAGCCTAAACAAGGGTTGATGTACCAAGAAGGCTTCAAAACGTATACACCAGAGCAGTTACCAACAGGCCATAATGCTTCGTGCCGATGGAATTATACTGATACAGCAGACACTGGTGCTGACTTTTTGTGCTCTATATGTTTCATCGATACACCTGAGTACGTCTACGTCACAGACGTTCTGTTTACGAAAGACCCAATGGAGATAACAGAGCCGAAGACAGCTAACATGCTAGCCAGAAATAAAACTGTACGTGCACGTATAGAGAGTAACAACGGCGGACGCGGATTCAGCAGAGCAGTGAAAAGGATATTGAGAAGTGTTATGCGTATATTTTCATGTGTGGTTGAAACATTTACACAGACCGACAATAAGTACTCACGCATATTCTCTAACTCTGCAGGCGTCATGTCTGATGTGTTGATGCCAGAAGGATGGGATAAGATGTGGCCTCAGTTTTATAATGCTATTACTTCATACAGAAAGGACACCAAGCGTAGAAGCCAACACGACGACGCACCAGATGCACTGACAGGAGTATATGAGATGCACGCGCGTAAAGGTACGCGTAGAGGTATACGTAGAGCCAATTGATATTAGCGCTCTGGAGCGCTCTGGAGCTACTCCAGAGCGCTCTGGGGACTTTTCCTTATAGTACAGCGCCTATGAGTTTTTGAGCGCTCTGGAGAGCAGTTAACGTTTTTTATAGAAAAAAATTTTTCCGTGCGCGTGATATCCATTACATTTGCAGTATAATATAAAATACTTAAAATTATGGGACTTAATTGTGGTTGCCCTGCAGGGCCTTCTCTCTCATCTCTCAATATTGCTGACTGCAAGGAGAGCCTTGGTCAAATCCAAAAAGTTATTTTTCAACGCATCTTCAAGTCATCAGGAGAAAAGAACGCGATTCCAGAAGCTGATATTAAGCTGAAAGCCAAAATGGCTTTGTTGCTTTCTGCTACTGATGGAACCAAGCTCATCATTTCTCCTTACATCCAAGGCCCTACCACTACACCTGGTGATGCCCGTAAGTTTGGCGGTGGCAATCAGACATTGGGAGGTATCGAAATCATTATCGGACGCGAGCCTACTACGTTCGAAGGAATGATTTACCAAGAGAAGCAGTCGACAATCAAGCAGCTCAAAGCTTACCAGTGTGAAAACATTGGTGTGTATCTCGTAGACGAAAATGGCAACATCGCCGGAATCAAGGAAGGAACCAGCTTCTCGCCGATTCCTGTACAAGGCTTTTTCGTCGGAGACAAAAAGCTTGGTGGCTACGAAGAGCCTGATAGCAACTCTATCAAATGGTCGTTCTTCCCCAACTGGTCTGACAACTTGGAGATTGTAAAGCCTACTGACTACAACCCACTCACAGACCTGAAGAATGCATAAGAAAGAACAAAATGTGACTCTTGCTTTGCCGGATTCAGGAGAGGAGATCGTTCTTAACATTTTACATGCTGAGAGACTCCTCTCCATGGGTCCACACTACTCAGGAGGATGGCAAATAGCAAAAAGAGACCAAGACAAATATGAGTTTGATTTAGAAAATGGCATTAGAATTAAGCAAGCTGAAAGAGATTCTGAAGAAGCCGAGCAAGACGAGCACGATAAGCAAAGCAACTCGGCTACAAAAGAGACTTAGATTTCACACCGAAGCTAACGTCTCTCTGCAGGATATTGCTCAGCCAGCTAATGAATTTCTAAATTGGGTATCTAAATTTTTGCCAAAAGACAAATTCCATATATTTACGCACCTGTTCTCATTCCCGTTAGCTACAAACGAGGTTGTTGATGAAATTTACAGAGAACTTGAACGCGTATTCTTCAGCAGAAACAGCTCAACGACGTACCAGTTTACGTCGTCTGAGCTTGCTGAAGACTGGCAAAAATATAGAATTGAAAAGCTGAACGAGCCAGAAATCTGGAAAAGCAAAGGCTGGACGACTCTTAAGGTATCACCAAACTCCATATTGGTCGTAGACGCACCAAAAGAACAGACCACAGATAGGCCTGAGCCTTATTTTTATTGGCTCGATTTATCAAGAGTGTTTGACTATGGCGCAAAAGAAGATGGAACAGAATTAGAATGGCTCATTTTCTATACAGATGATTCTAAAACGCACCTCACGGTAATAGATGATGAAAGCTATAGAATTATTGAAATAGATGACAGCAAAAGGTCTCTAAAAGCTGTTTTACACGAAGCAAAACACCCACTGGGGTACTGCCCAGCCAGATTCTTTTGGTCAACACCGCTTAACGACAGCAACAAAGAGATAAAAAAGAATCCGATAGTAAAAGAGCTGTCCAATCTTGATTGGTACTTGTTCTTCCTACTGTCAAAGAGGCATCTTGATACGTACGCACCATATCCAATCTACAGCGCGTATGAAGCAGATTGCAACTTTGAAAACAACGAAACAGGTGACTACTGCGACGGCGGATTCTTAAGGGATGTAAATGGCAATTTCAAGTTCATTGGCAACAATACATTAGAAAAATGCCCAAAGTGCAGTGATAAAAGAATTGCAGGGCCTGGTTCTTTCTTAGAAGTGCCAGTACCAAACGTCGCCGAAGGTATAGCTGACCTCAGCAATCCTGTAAAAATAACCACGATAGATGATAAGTCTCTTAACTATAACGTAAAGGAATGCGAGAGGCTGAAAGATGAAATCATAATCTCTGTTGTAGGTTCCGGTGGCAGTGTAAGCGAAAAAGAAGCAATCAATGAAACACAGGTTTCTGCTAATTTCGAGAGCAAAACTTCAGTTTTGAACAACATTAAGACTGATTTTGAGCTGGCACAGAAGTTTGTTGATGATACAATTTGCAAATTAAGGTATGCAGATGGCTTCATTTCTTCATCTATCAGCTGGGGTACAGAGTTCTATGTGTTCACAGTCAAAGAGCTCTACACAAAGTACGAAAAAGCAAAAGCTTGTGGAGCATCAGAAGCAGAGTTGTCGTCTATAACGACACAAATCTTGGAGGTTGAATACAAAAATAACCCACAAGTGTTGCAGAGAATGCTAGTTCTCAAGCAATTGGAGCCATATCAGCATAAAACCTTAGCAGAACTAACGTCGCTCGCTAATTTAGGGCTGGTAACACAGGAGAAGTTGATTCTTAAATTGAACTTCAGTAGTTACATTGATAGGTTTGAGCGAGAAAATATCAACATCGTTGAGTTTGGGTCCAATCTCTCGATGTCAGAAAAAGTCAAAATCATAAACGAAAAACTTTTAAGCTATGTCAGAGAAGACCAAAAAGCAACAGCTGGAGGACCAGCTAGCCAAACTTAAAGAAGCACAAGAGAAGCTCATTGCTCTTAAAACTTCTGACCCATCAAAGTTCAGCGAAGAGCAGAACAAGCAGCTCGAGCAGGTGAGTGATGCAATCTTCGATTTGGAAGAGAAGATCGAAAACTTTGGCAAGTACGTTCCTGAGGAAGGAACAGAAGACCTTGTACATTTGAAGATCGTACGCGGGCCCCGATTCGATGCAAATACAGGCGAAGAGGTGAATCCTGCAAACTTGCAACTGTTTTCACAGCAAGAATTCGACCTTTTCAAAAACAGCTGTTCCCGTTTGGGGTACACAGTGACAGAAGTTTTGCACGACCCTACAGGTGAAGCTCAGGCTCTTATCAACAGTAAATAAGTAGAAGAAAATGCTAACATTAGAAATTCTTTCACAAAGTTCAGCTCTTTCTGGACTTACACAGGAGCAGTTTGCCGCGATTGCTTCAATGTCACAAAATGACGAAACAGCAACTCTTGCAAAAGCACTCGCAGAAGAACGTACGCGTGTTGCGTCTGTTGTTTCTCAGTTCTCAGGAGCAAGAAACATTGGGTCCGATGAGCCATTCAATGACTACATCAAGCATGTTGTAGGCGGCAATGCTACTAAGCTGAAAGAGTACAATGAGCTTAAGCAGAAATTGGAAGCTTCAGAAAAGCAAGTAGCTGAGCTCAATGAGAAAATCAAGAGTGGTGCTGCAGACGAGACTTTGAAAACTCAGTTGAATGATGCAAAAGCGCAAGTTACGAGCTTGCAGGCACAACTCGAGAAGACAAAAGCTGACGCAACAGCAGCTGCAGATAAGTATGCATCAGAAATGCAAGCCGTCAAGGTCGGCTATGCTTTTGACAATGCAACATCTGGCCTGAAATTCAAGGATGGTATCACGGAACAGGTGCAACGCACTTTACTGAATGCAGCAAAAGCAGAAATTCTTGCAAAAGGTACTCCTGAATTTCAAACAACACCTGATGGTCAGCAAAAGCTCGTATTCAGAGGCCAAGATGGAAACGTGCTGCTCAACCCGAAAACAAATCTCAATCCATATACAATCTCTGAGCTGCTTATGGAAACATCGGTCAAAGATGTGATTGCTACAAAAGTAGACCAAGGTGGTAGTGGTGGTGGAAGTGGAAGTGGTGGTGGTGGAAATACTACTGTTGACATTTCATCAGCAAAGTCACAGATTGAAGCTGATACTTTGATTGAAAAGCAGCTCCTTGCAGACGGATTGACTCGAGATTCTCCTGAGTTCTTTACAAAGTTCAATGAAATCAGAAACGAGAGCAAGGTAGAAAGCTTGCCCATTCGCTAAAAAGAAATCTAAATTTATCATATTATGGGATTAGTACTTACACGAATTCAGAATGTACGCGCTAGCGGCAATCTTGATAAGTATGTTCTGCGTACAAGTCGGTATGGTGCCTTGAATGCATTCATGTCACAGTCAGAAGACCCAGCTGGCATTCTTACGCCAGAACTGAAACAAAAAGCTCGTGAGTCCATTGGCTCAGCTTTAGAAACACCAGTCTTTGACTATGATGGCAGCGTGACCATCTCAAATTCGCGCAGTGTAACAATTGCAGACAGCGAGAACACATCAAGAATGGTAACTATCACATTTGCAACTTATGCATTTGGATTTACTGTTGCTCCTGCGATGTACATGAACAATGAAATTGGTATCCAGCGCGACTTTGATGCCAAGCTCATGAAGTACATCTATGCGCTTGCACAAAAGCTGGACACAGACGCGCTTGCTGCTATTGCTGCTGCTAAGACAACGACCATCAAGAACAAACTCTTGTATGACGCAACTGGCAACACAATCAATGCTAAGTGGACTGAACGTGAGCATGTGCTTGGTGACTTGAATGTAATCATGGCTGCAAATGACTACTACGGTCAGCTTCACATCGTTGGAGATGCTGGTATTGAAAGCATTGTTAAAAAGCTTGCACAGAAGGATTTGTACAATGCGGAAAACAAGCAGAACGAATACGCTGACAAGATTTTCCACTTCACAAACTCTATCGCAACTGCTCCCACTAAGTACGCGCAAGGCTACGCCATCAACAGTGGCTCTCTTGGAATGCTGACACGTTTCGAACGAGACTGCTTGCTTGGCACAGTTTCAGGTGATGGCCATGAATGGGGCATCGTGAATCTACCCATTCTTAACATGCCATGTGGCACGTACTTCTACGACAGCGTAGGTGACTATAATGCAATCGGTGGTGCTTCTACTGCTGATATGACACGTACGCGCAAAGAGCACTACGGCTTCGCTGTAGATGTAGCATTTGTAACTCCTCACATGGGAGGTAATCCTACATCACCGATTATCGGGTTCAATGTAGACAATACAGATGCTAAGTACGGCGTACCTGTAGTTAACGTATAAACTCTTAGTTTCTATCTCGTTAATTTCTCATGTGG